ATCAACTTTGCGTTTTAGTTTAAAATAATAAGCATTTGTCTCATCAGCTATCTTATTTAAAAGCTCTAATCGCTTTTTGTCGGCACCTTCACTTTTTGCGGTCTCATAATTATCAAGAGCTTTTTCTGCATTATACTTTGCTACCCCTAATTGTACTTTGAGGTCTTGCAAACGTTCTTTATGCAATTTATAAAAGGTGCTTGCCCCGGCAATTGCTGTAAGGCCAGTTACAAAAGAAAATGTTATACTCAGTTGCGTATTCAAGGCGGCTTGCCCTGCTGCAAGATCCTTTACGTCTTTCTTAAGCTTGCTAAAATAATTGAGAACACCACGTGCTCCACTGACAAGCTCTTTCAATATTACAAATCCAGCAAATGCGTTTACTGCGGATTGTACGGCGGTTCCCCACCTGCTAAACCAGGAAATTATGTCCGGAAGAGCAAGCACAATATTTTCCATCCAGCCAAGCACTTTATCCAACGCTTTTGCCAAAAGTTCCATGGATTGCCGGAATTTTGTCTGCCCCTGTACATTATAAAAAGCGCTGTCCAACTTATTTATGCTTTCAATATGCTTCTTTATGACTGCTCCGAAAATATTACCTACTTTGGCGTTATCACTTGCTTTCTTGATAGCATAAGCTATGGCAGTTGTCATTGAGGTACGCCATTTTTCAATACCAGCTTGGATGTCACTGCCTAGCATTACTTCTTGCAGCTTTCGTGCCGCTTTGCCTGTCTTTTCAAAGATTTCTTGTATAATTTTTGCCTTATCACCTGTACCCTTTAAGGCCTTAATCTCTTTATCGCCCAGAACACCTATCTGCTTGAGCATGCGTACAAAAGCATCGTTTGCCCGCAACTGACCGTCCATCAATGCCTGCCATTCAGAACGTATTTGCCGTGCATTGTCTCCAGTGCTCTTTGCAACTAGTATCAGCATGTCATTAATTGCCGTGAAATCCCGCATCTGGTCTGGCTGTATAATAACGCCATGCTGCGCTACTTCGGACAAGGCGACTGACAGGTCTTGCAAGCTATTTACAGACATTGTAGAGGCACGTGCAAGTGCCATGGTATTCTCGCCGGCTTTTCTAAATGCCTCATTAAAATCGCTTACTTTTCCTGTAGAAAGTACAAAATAAGTCGCAAGCTCACCTTGTACACCTACAAGCTCACCACTTGTGACAATTGCTTCTTTCATCAGGTCTACTGCTGCCTGCAAGCCAGCTTCAAAAGCATTCATTGCACGGTATGCAAGCGTAAAACCGATTGCCACATAGCCAAATCGAGCAAGCCATTCCCTGATCAAACCTGAATGTTCTGCAATAGCTTGCTTTGATGTCCGGGTCGTTTTCTCAAAAGCTGCAATTTTCTGGCGGGCTTTCGTACTAGCTTGCGCTAATCGCTTCAGTTCATCATCAGTAAGCCGGAGTTTGTTCCTGAACTTATAAACTGTTTTTTCTGCCGTCTGTAATTGCTTTTTGAACAGCCGAAGTTCGCCTGCACTCATTTTTTCAAAAGGCATTTCAGCGGCTGTAGATAGTGTCTGCAAGGCCTTACGTGCATGGCTGACCTGGCGGTCATATTCACGATTTTCTGCAATCGCCTGTGCATGCAGCCTGTTTATTTTGCGCCGCCATTGCTTATCTCGGAGGGCATTTTCGGCCAGGGCAGTTTCATGCAATTTAGCAAGCTGTTCTTCAGCCTGTTTTTTGACCTCATTGGCATATGCGGCAGCCTGTGCATCAGCATATTTATAACTTTCAGCTACTCGCTTATTTTCACGTTCAAGGGCTTTTGCTGTTTTGTTATAGTCCCTTGTACCTTCTATTAGGTTTCGTAGTTTATTATCAACCTTTCCAAGGGTTTCGGCTACTGATAGAACGTCTTGTCCTGACATGGCCTTGCCAAGGCGGTTTAGCTCACTTTGTGCACCACGGACTAGCTTTTGATACTCTTGTAATGCGGGGATTTGTTGCTGGGTAAAGAAGGGAGTGCGAGCAGTTTTTTCAAGCTCTCTTGTAAGGACTACAAGGTCTTTAACAGCTTCATCGCTGCCTTGTTTTGCGGCTCTTCCGGTCTGCTCGAATTCAGCATTAAGGCCTTGAACCTTATCTTTGGCAATGCCTGCTTGTTTTGCTACTTCTGTAACGCTTACGCCAAAAGCCTTTCCAAGGCGGCCTTCAACAACCTTGCCCACATCATCAACTTTGTCTGCTACAGACCTAAGCTGTTTAATGAGCTGGTCAAGGTTTATCGTTATTTTTAGAACTTTTTCCAACTAGCACCTCACGTAATTTACCCGCTTCTTCCTTATAAAAGCCTTCTGTATAAGGGCCATGGATTTTTAATGTGTCTTCAATATAATTCTGGTCAATTGAGAATCCAGCGGCAATGTCAATTTGGTCTAGTGCTCGTTGGCGCTTTGCCTCATTCTGCAAAATTGCAAGCTTTATTTCCGGTAAAGAAAGTGCGGTAAAAAAGTTAATGTGGAGAACATGAGCAACATCGCCAGCAGCCTCTAGTCGCTTGATAGAGGCTTTTGTGAAGTAGGAGGGAACAGGGCCTCGTTGATTGTGTTAAGAATTTTTACCGCTGTTGCAATTCCGATGTCTTTGAGGTCTTTTTGCTCACATCCTAAAAGTTTTTGCAAAATTTCCCGGCTGTCAGCATCCGGTGCAGCCATCTGTTCCCGTAACTCAAATGGGATGTCGGTTATAGTATAGGTCTTGTTGTTTAGAATGATATCAATGCCGGCTTCCTGCAAGTATTCGTCTACGTTAAAAACTTTTTTCTTAGCCATTTTAATCCTCCAGTTTTATTATGTTCCCATTATCGTCAGCTCTTGCTATTAACAAGAGTTTTATCGGTTTTTGTGTAAGTGCTCCAAATTCTCCAAACTCAGGAGACAGTAAAACCTTACAGCTATAAAGTGTTATTTTTAGCATGTTATTTTGCAGAACAAGGACGCCAAAATCACGCAACATAAGAGAATTGGAAAGCGGCCCAATAGGGCCTGCCAACTCAAACATGTTAAGAACCCCTTCTGCCCCTATTATAACAAGCTCTTTATTATAACGGGCGCTGACAGTACGACGAGTGCAGGTTTGTAATGTAATACTTCCTCCACTCGTCGTTTTGCCAAGGTCTTCTCCATTATGGGTTACTGTAACAGGGCCGAAGTTTATCATGGCGTAGCAGTCATGTCACCAAATATTGCAAGGACTCCGTTAGCATCCGGATACCCTGTAATTGTGAAACCAATGACTCGCTGGGTTTTAAGGTCATATTGCAAATTGCCATTGAATTTGATACCGGCTTTCGGAATTGTTAGCCAATCATTAGCATTTGTAGATACTACCCCGCCGTCATACGGCTTCAAGACAACTTCAACAGCATTAGCAAACAGAGAATACCCAACGTTTGCCCCTACCTCAACCTTTTGCTTTTGCGGATCGGAAGCATCAGAAACTACAGAAGTTTTTGCAAGTGTTGCTATGTTATCAAGTGTGTTTTCCGCAAGATTTCCTGTGACTGTGATTGAAGTACCTGTAATGATTTCATCCACAGGCGTTTCACCGTCCTGATCCGTATGCAAAGGCACTGAAGATTCTGTCAACGCTACCGTGACGCCGCCTTCCGTTTTGCCCATGTCATTTCCGCCAATGGTTATTTGCACAGGGCCTAATTTGAAATTGCTCATTTTATCCTCCTACTTATTGTATGAAATTTCGCATGTTATGTATCGCACATACCTGCCATATTGGTCTTTGCCGATACTACGGGACTCAATTGTGGATGATACACACCAAGATGCACTATGTGCAGTGCCCCTCATATTGTCCATTAAATCAAGTATTATAAGGCTGTTTGTATCGCATGTATTTGGGTTACGGTAATAACACAAAATATCAAGGGTTTGTTTACGGAAATCAGAAAAATCGCCAAAAATAAATCCTGGAGCAATAACAATGCCTTCATGCTCTGTTGAAGGCAGGTTGAACATAAAAATATCAGTTCCAAGTGCAAAATTTGTGTTGTCAGCTATGTAATTTGCTATTGTTACCGCCACCATAAATCAACTGCCTCTTCAACAATGCGCTCTAATTCTGCATTTGATGGATGTATCTTAAAAAGTTCTGGTAATTTTGTGACATCAGCATATTCAAATAACGTATCTCGCCAAAGCTTAGGATTATAAAAATCTATTACAATTTCGTTGCGCTTAATTTGTGGGGTATGTCCTTGGAAAAACGTGCCGGCAATTTGTTTTGTACCTGCAAAAGCTCCACCACGATCTTTAAGATGGTAGGGTTCACCGAGAACCTTACGCTTATCCCTTGAGCGTTTTTCATCCAAATCATAAGGAAATTCTTTCATTCCTTTAACTAGCTCAAAAACACGTGATGCTATATGCGCCATTAAAATGTCTTCAAGGTCTCTAGTTAAAATGTCACGTGTCTTTGTCATTTGTAAATAGCCTCTATGTGATGAAAATTTCGTCTGGCGTCTACAAAAATATCGTGTGTCATGAAGTCATATCGTATGCCATTGAGGTTAAAGAAACAGTTTGTAAGATCAACACTATCCCACAGAATAACAAGCCCTGCACCAACTATAAGCTCAAAGCCTTTTCCATCCACATGCACATACTTTTCAACCTTAGACTGCTGCAACCATACCTTAAACACGCCAACAAGTGTTGTTGTCGGCTCCTGCTTCCAGTCCATGGTTTCTTTATAAATACTAATTTCTGCATTCCATTTCATTGATTTACAAACTTTGCTCGTTCAATAGGCTTTGCGATTTTCTCTTTTTCTACTTCTTCAGAACTTGCCCCAGCTGCTATTATGCTAGCATACTCTTTATAAAGCCGATCATAAGCAACATATTTGTCAGAAAGGGCTTCATACGCCTTACCCATGCGGTAATTCGGCTGGTACTTTTTGCGTAATATATCAAATACGGCCAGTCCAGCTAGTTTAGGTTGTGCATCGGTATATGTTGCAAGGATCACAGAGAGCTCTNCCTCCGAGAGCTCTCTGCAAGCCTCCGCACCTACCTCAAGGAGAAGAGTGTTATATAACATCGTAAGCAAAAGTCCCCAGGTCAGTTGCAATAGCTACCATATCAAGCCGCACACCACACTCAATCCGCAGGCCGTTATTGCGCAGCGGCATCGGAATACGTCTTGTTTCAACAAAGTTCGGGGTTCCAGGTGCCGCAGCAGCACCGCCAAGTTTCCGCACCAGGACATAACCAGCAGAAGGTTCATAACGAGATGGATTGTCAGGCGTGTAACCAAGCCATGCAAGCTTTGTTGCCATGAAATCCGTCGCCTCACTATTAACGTCACTGATGACATTAAGAGAATCTACACGGAACAACCGGGCAAGAAGCTGCTGATCAACAATTTGGTCGTTGGTCACTTTCATTTTCCCCGTAATGTCCGGGTGTGTCAAAAGTGTGTTATAGACATCCGCAGACAGTACAAGGCGGTTAGCCGAATACCCGGTAACTCTCGCCATTGCCAGCTTCCAGGCAAGGACATCTGCTACAGGTGTTGCTGAAGGATCAGACCATTTTGTGAAGTCTGTCCCGCCCTGCAAATCTGTGCCCCAAACACTTGTTGCAAGGTATGTGTTTACAAAAAGCTGTAAGGTTACACGATTGATGCGGTTCATGGCAAACCGGGTCGCATCCGCAACAGGATCAAAGGGATTGTCATACTCGTTCGCCTCGTCTTCAGAAACATCCTTATGGAACTTGTATTGTTTTACAAGGTAATCTTGGGAACCAACTGAAAAGTCATCTCCCTTTGACTCCATAGATCCCTGAACAAGATAGTCCGCCGGATTTCCAATATACAACCAATCTTCTTTGGTGTATTTTGCAATCGTTCCGTTCATCTGCGTAGTAGGAATCAACGGAAATACATTGAAAACGGCGAGACCAACATCCGCCATATAACGATTCGCAACATTCGCTACAAATTTCTTTTTGACAGTATCATACCAATCAGCCATTATTCACCTCCTTAGTAAAGCAGCACACGTGCTGTAGTTGCAGTTGAAACAGCCTCAAGTACCATTCCCCTGGGCATTGTAGTTCCAGCGACCGCCTTAACAAAATAGCCGTTCGGGCCGCCCGTAATCAAGTCGCCAGCAGCAAGAGCAGTCGAGGAGCCATCAACACGTGCTGTACATTCTCCAGCAACCACCACTTGTGTAGCTTCCAAAGCCGGACGCCCAATTCGTACCACGCCGTAAACGCCATCCCCAGCGGCTGCCGTCAGAGCACCGTCCGGCCCAACACAGTACCCTTCTTTGTCTTCCAGAGACGCAGCGGGCACCACCATTGATGTTATGATATTCAGTTCATCACGCATATTTATACCTCCGCCAGAATTTGTTTGTTTGCTTCAATATAAGCATCCGTCATGCTCATACCCTTTGCAATCAGCTCCTGTGCTCGTGCTTCCACCTTTTTATCAAATTCAGCTTCCGGGTCTTCAGCAGGTATCTCTTCTGTACCAACAGGCGCTGCCACCTTGTTGAATTTTTCCTGCATAGCCTTAAAAGCATCCACAATGGCATCAAACTTTTCTTGTTCAACTTCGTCATGGATTGCCAAAAGCTTATTTGTGATGTCTTCACCAAGCACAGCTAAGGATGCCCGCAGTTCACGCTCTTTGAGCTCTTTTATTTTCGCCTCGCTGGCTTCCAATCGCTTCCGGATTTCTTCCGGCACATCTGCAAGCGGATCCGCAGGCGGCTTTGTAAGCTCTTCAATCTTTGCCTCAGCAGCGGCAAGTTTTTCTTGCAAAACTTTGGTTTCTTCCTTCACCTTTTCAACCGCTTCAGCACTGATTGCGGTTACAAGGTCTGGATGTTCGACTTTTAAAGTTTCGATATCCATTTTTCCTCCTATAGTTTCAATGCTGTCAATCATGTTACGTTCAAGTGCTTCCTCTGCCAAAAATACGCTCCCATTCCCGTATTGCTTTCGTACAGTATCAACACTTACTCCCCGATACTTTGCAACATCCTCTTCAAAAACAGTTGCTATATCATCAACCAGACGAGTAAGTTCTTTCATCCCTTCTTCTGTTTCTGGGTCAGGCCGCTTATTCTTACTCGTCGTGTTTGTGATTACATATTCATCATCCGGCGTCTTTTCAATCGTATAAACCACGCCAATAGAGCCAAACATGTCCGTTCGGTCTGTAGCAATAATGCGATCAAAAGCGGAGGCAAGCCAATAACCTGCACTTGTCACCATTCCATTGCTTATAGCAAGCAGCTCTTTTTTACCCCTAGCAGCATAAACTTTATTTGCAAGATGACTTATACCGGCAACCTGCCCACCCGGAGTGTCAAAAACAGCTTTGATTCGCTTAACTTTCTTATTTTGCATGGCAGCATCAAAAGCGGCTTCAATTTGTTCTACAGATGTGCCATAACCTAAGAAAGTCAATATATTAGAGTACTTAAAGAGTACTCCATTAATGTCGATACGGGCTGTATTACCAGAAATCGTTAAAATATCTTGCTCTTTATTTCCTACGTCAAAAAAGGCCGTGAAATCAGCATTTATCTCTTTCATGCGTAGGATTATTTGCTGCAAGTATTGTTCGTCCAATGCCCATTCAGCCTTTAAGAAGGCTGTCATTGCATCCTTTGTTTTTAATTTCTTTTTAGCCATAAGAAACCTCTATAATTTTTATTTTTTTTACCGTACTATTAAGCATTATTGCAATTAATTTTGTGGTTTAGTTTCCTGTGGGTCTATGATTTGCCCCTTTATGATAGCTGCTCGCTGAGTGTCGGGGTCATATGTAAACTTTGAAACAGCCAAAAGTTCTTTTTCCAACGTGGTAGATGGCACAATCGCACCAACACTTATTAAACGGCCTATGAAAGAGGCTATATCCGTGATGGATTCATGCGCTAACTTACTGAATGAAAGTTGCGGGTACGGATAAATGTCGTTAAGGTCAGCAAGGTCTTTCAATAATTGAGTATTTAAGCATTCAGCAATTTGAGCAAGAAAAGCATCACAATTTGCACGAAAATCGTAAAGCATATCAGAGCTATTTGATTTTGTAAGATTCATGGTAGCAAAATTTTCAAGCATACCGGCTGCTATTTGAGTGTCGTAACGGGCAATGATTTGGTTTGTATCAACCAGGGGCTGGCCTTGCGCCCGCAAAAGCTCAAGCGTCCAACCAAAAGGTTTTACAATCCCCTGTAAAGTATCTTTTCGGATGGAAGAAACTACTTTCTGCGCCCATTGCAATGTTGCAGCAGCATGAGGATCATAACGAGGATTACTCGGGTCTGTACGTGTAAAATCAAAACCTTCCGGCGGAGTTATAACAGGCATGCCAGCAAGGTCACGGTCTGCGCCGGTAGCTTCAGCAGCTTCTACAGCCTTTTTATAATAATATGGCTTGTAAACAGCTCGTAAAAGGGATTGCCCATATGGGTTTCTGCATATTTTAATTGGAATAAAGTGGATTAGTTTATCACGGGGAATTTGCTTGTTCCCTTGGCGGACTGCTGTTGGCGTAAACTCGGAGACAGATAGCTGATGGCGTGGCGGAAGGTCTTTTAAAATTACTTGCCCACCCTCCATATAAAAAACTTTTTCATTCAAAGAGAAGCCGTAGGTGAGGGCAGATGCCATATCGTTTATAAGAGAAGAAAACCCATGAGGAAGATTCTCAAGATTCTTGCGGATAAATCCGTCTGGATCATTTGTAATTGTATATGAGGTCGTTTTTAGGATGTTTTCAATGCGTAAAAGCAGGCCGCCGATTATTGGATCATTTGTACGCATCTTGCGATACTTCTCAAGCCCCTGGGGAGGCCAAAGCTCCGGCAAAGGTTCTTTTTCATAATCTTCTTCTGAATAAGTTACACCAAGTGTACGTGTTAATGCCCGAGAAGCTTGAGGAGCATACTCATTTGGACTATCGCCAGCTTTCTTTTTTCTTCGCTTAAAAAGCGCCATAACAACCTCTTCTTTTTGTTGCACTCCACAACGGCCTATAAAAATTTACCAAACTTGCTATCCACATCAGGTTCTTTATGGATTAAAAAGTTTATTGCATCAGGTTTTGGAATGTATGTTGCACTAATAGATATTGTAACATCCTCTGCCATTTCTGTCATCATCATAGCATCTGCATGGTCAGGTGAGAACCCTACACGTGATATGAATTTCTTTTTAGGTTCCATGTCAAAAACGTCTTTTGAAAAATCAAACTTCAAATTTGCCAGCTCTTTTTTCAGGCGTTCCGGCGGATCAACAGGGAAATGATAAGTATGAAAATTTTTATGTAGTCTGTAGTATCCCTCAGTCCGCTTATTTTTGTACATTGTCGGCATTGAGGATTTTTCACTGCCTTTAAATTCTATAACAGTTGCAATATTTTTTTCAATTAAAAGTGGTAAAACTGCTGCACCAGGGCCTAGTCCATCTACAACAATCACTACATTTTTGTTTTCCTTATAGCGCCGTTCTATCACATTACAAATTTCACGGCAAAGGTCTTGCGGGCTTGCTATTGCAAAAGTGTCCCAAGCCACAAATGAATTTCCATGCCGGTATGCAAGCACTGATGGGTCACCACCGCTGCCTACATCACAGCCAATCACAATGCTTCCCTCTTGCATCATTCTATTGCGCTCTACTGTCTTATCAAATTTTTGCGGTGCAACAACCACACTTCCTGCAGTTGTAATGGGAATTCCAAGAACCTTTGCTTGGTACATCATAGATTCTTTGCCGTAACGGGCTATAATTGCCTGCTCAAATTCTTTAGAGACAAGTGGCGATTGACGAGCATCGTACTGCAAGACTTTGTAAGCAGCGCCTTTGCCCTGAGGGTCTGTTATAGTGTCATAGAAATAACCGCCGGTAGAAACAGGATTAGAAGAAAGCATAACATATGAGCCGTCATCTGTAAGAGCGCCCTCAAGAGCAGTATATACCGGATCGGGCACATCTGATGCCTCATCTACAATAAAAAACAGGCTACCATCACCTTTTGAATGGTAACCTGCTAATGTGCCGCTGATTGCGTTTGCATCACCTTCTCGTGGAATTGTACGGGCTACAGCATACCATTCCTTAAAGCCTCGTACACGTAAGCGGCCGGAAGTAAGCTCAAACAAATCCTGTAATTTGCAACGTTTCAGCCAGAAAGCAATCTCACCCCATAAACGATCTTCAAGCGATTTTGAGTTAGGTGCGGTTGTTGGTACAACGGCATAAAAATGTGTAGAAAGGAACCAGAGTGTCAGCATACCTTCAAGGCCAGTTTTGCCAATGCCTCCACCCGAGCTGACACAAACCCTTTTGTGCTCTATAAGGGCTTCACAGATTTCAATTTGTTGAGGTGTTAGAGAATTGTAATTTAGGCCGGCAAAGTTTATGTAACGCTCTATCCATCCAATAGGGTCATTTTTGTACTTGTCATGCAATTGCTTTACGATTTTAAGGACTTTAGCCTGCTCTCTCATTGACTATTTCCTCGTAAAGCTTATCAAGTTCATCCTTTTCCCCAGCATCTTTTTTGCCTGCTGTTTCTATGATGGATGCCTTGTAAATGCCTATCAACACAGTTGCTGCCCGCATTCTATGAATAGCATTTGTGCCGGGCACAATTTTTCCATCCTCATCTATGTCATCCACATCTTCAACAATTTCCTGAAGTTTTTTCATTAAAGAAAAAAGATGGTGAGAGCTGTCTCGCTTGACTCGTTTGGTTGTTTGCACAGAGAGTTCTTTATCAAAGATTGTTTCAAGCTCCGCCGATTCTAAAAAGCACTCCTCTATCGTGCCCTGGGGGATACCTAGAGAAGCTTCTATTGGTGGCCACTTTCCATATTGTATCCACAAAAGAGCTAATTTACGTACAAAATCCGGTGACTTAAAGAGTTCAATTACTTCAGCTTTTGTATACATTACTCATCTTTCTTTTGTGCAGAACGCCATATCAGATAGATTTGCTCAAGACAGTGCAGAATTATCAAGGGCGTTGTTTTGTATGGCGTAATTTCATAAACTTTTTTCCCGTCTGTGACCTTAAAATCCTTGTATGTTAGCCCAAGATTTGTACAAACAACTCTTAAAATCTCAGGTAAAGGTCTGTTTGTATTTATTATATCAAGGATGGCAGACTTGTCAACGAACTCTTGCGAAAAAGTAACTTGTGGAAGTAGCTTTTGCAAAGCATCACGAACAAATTTCGAGAAACGGAGATCAAAGAACAACGATGCTTTTCGTACACGATCCCGCAATTCGTATGTTGCAGGAATGTTAAGATTTGTGCGTCTTGTATCCATCACAATTCTCCTATCATTTGTTCATATAACTGTTTTGTCATTGCTTTAATAGCCTCGATGTACTCCATTTGTCTTGGTACTGCTATGTATAAGATTTCTGTTTGGTATGTAAGTGTGATTGCCCAATAGCGTGCATCGTTTAGGGTAAGAACCTCTGCATAGGGACAAAAATCCGCTATCATGGCAAAAAAGATTAGGGGATTACGAGCTTTTGAAATTATATAATTTATGGTAGAGACTTTCAGACCGAAAATGTTTCGTAACGTTAGAATCCAGTCATGATAGTCTTCGCCTTCCATGCCTAGGAAATGTACTAGCGCCTGCCGCACAACATCTGATACAGGCCGCCTGACACGCTTTGCCCGCTGACATAATTTGGTGTACAATTCCTTTGGTATGCGTACTGTCATGTGTTTCATGATTCACTGCCATTTGCCACAAGAAACAATTCACCGTGCACCCGCCGCCTTTTCGCAATTTCCATTTCTTCAATTTGCTCAACCACAGCTTTAAATTCATCTAAACGTAATTGTGGGCAGAAAATTTGCAACAAATCCCGCATACGCACTCTTCCGCCGGCGCTTGCCAGCAGGGTTTGTATACGCACAATGTATTGTGCGTATTTGTTTTCTCCAGACATGCGATAAATTGCTCGCAGGCGATGATCAATGCCATCTAAAAGTGTGATTGCTCGCTCATAATCCTTCACATCCATCACCATCCGGCCATCACCTATTGCCATTAAAGCAGCCACCTTTGGCACATGCAATTTCACTTTTCGCTCAAAATACTCCACCAAACGCTCATCATCCCGGAGATCCGGCCGCTGCTTTTCATACCATTCTTCATAAAAATGATAAGCCGCTTTAGTTTCTTTAACTTCACCAAACATTGTCCCTAGTTCAAATATGGTTTCGAGCAAATGCTGGCGGGCATGTAATTGAGCAGGTGTTACTCTTGGGTGCGCAATCCGGCCACGTTTGCGTGTTTCATAAAGAATAATGAAACGGGATAACAGGCCGGTGGCATCAGCATCACTGGCTAGGGATGAACTAAACCACTTTGGCACAGTTGCAGCTACTATATTCAGCCAAGGATTCACTATTGTATATGAGCCCGCAGACTTTGTTCGGTCGCTGTAATCCCGATTAAGGGAAAAGATCGTTGTTAGAAATTTGACCATGCTGGCACCGCCAGCATCAAGCAGCACATTAAACTCATCCGTGTAATAAGTGATTGAGCAGTGTTGATAAGGGTCTCCTTGGCCGTCTGGCGGATCATACACCTTCAGGGATTCTGTCATATCTATGACAAGTTGGGCTTTTGTAGATGAGGATGAGAAAACTGAAAGCCCGGCTTCTTGTAAAAGATCTTGGCTGAGTCCCATACTTGTGCTTTTTGCACAAACCCCTGGAGGTGCTATGATTAACAAATAAAGATTCAAAAAGATTTTAAAAAAGCCTCGTGCAAGCCAAACACGCCCCTCAACAGCACCAGCCAAGGTAGCCAGTCCAATCCAGATATGTATGATTTCAGGTGTCTCGTTGCCAGCCGTATATTCCTTATAGAGTTCCAGAAATTTGCAGAGTTTCATTGCGTGCCTTCTCGTATGCGTCTGCTATGGTGTCAAGTGTGCACTCATACATGTTGCCCCAATTGTATCCAATTTTAAAATCAAGCGGAATTTTAAACGTAAGTCCATGAACACATATAGGCTGTTCTGTAAGCTCTTTAACTTTTGGTAGCACGGTCTCAATACAGGCAAGGTCATCCGGCAATTGAAAGAGCATGGAATCATGTACTTGCAGGCGAAAGTCATACTCAGGTATTTGTTGAAAACACTTTACAATTGCCGTGTCTATATAGTCAACTGATGTGGATTGTGGTTCAGCAGCTACTGCAGCAGGAAGGATGCGGTCAAAATGTGGGCCGAAAAATTGGATCACCCGCCCAAAACATGTTCGTATCATCCGGGTTCGTCGTACCTCTCGATCTACCCGTGCATGCCATTCCGCCAACTTAGGCCGGATTTCAAAATAACGCTGCTTAAAAGCTTTTGCCTCTTTTGCCGAGCACATAAGCCACATGGACAGCGCCCGCCAGCCAAACATGTAATGACTTGCATGCGCAACACGTTTTGCATACTTATTACGTTGCTCTTTTGTGACTTGCTCATAGGGAACATTGAATAATTCAGATGCTACAAAGCGATGTTGGTCTTGTACATCAAAGCGTTGCAACCAATCCTCATCTTGACAGCATGCCGCTACAATCCGAGCTTCTGCATTTGATAGGTCAGCCTCTACCATTATCTTTCCTGGGTCAGCATCATAAAAATGACGTACAGCGGCCGGCTGGTTTTGAAAATTGTAACCTACTTTCTTCCCACTGNGATCTTCTATGATAGACTTTGATGAGGACATCCGACCNGTATAGGCACCTGTTATTTTTATTGTGTAGCGCACATACCCATCNTCACAAAGGGAGATTGTGTAAAAATTNCGCAGAGTGCGGTGCTCCTTATATTTTAAAATCAGACCGATTAAAGGTTTGTAAGGGGTGGGGAAGGCTTCAAGGTGTTGAAGACTTTTCGCATCGGTTGACACTCGGCCTTTAACTTTTTGTACTGGCATTTTCCATTTTTCATATAAAAGCTCCTTCAATTGTTTTGAGGACAGGAGGTTTATGTCACCTATCGTTGCTTTTTTAATGCGGTCTAGCACCTCCAGTGCTCGCTCATTGTTTTTTGCAAAAATTTTAACTTTTTCCATATTAATGCGCAAACCCTTGAGCATTGCATAAAGGCAGGGCTGGATAACAGCGTGCATTAAATCGTTTATTTCATGCACTTTCCAATAATCGAGTTCTTCTTGCTGTGCTTCAAAGACCTCATAGGTCAGGCAGGTATCTTTACCATTATAAATATAGAATTGCTCCCAATCAATTATCCGATTTTTCCGAATATCATCAAAGATTTCCTTGCCTTCATCCTTCCAATAAACTTCATTTGTGTAGATTGAAGCACAAAAGGCCAAAGACTTTTGAAGCGTTGGAAAGATGGCATGCTGGGCTATCATAGTATCATAATAAACATTACGGTGATAGATTTGATAAAAATAAGCACAATAAAAGACATCATAAAGAGCATTGTGAAAAATTTTAGGTACGTTAGAGTCTGCATAACGGGAAATTGCACGTAAAACTTCACGATCCTGACAAAGATTTTTTGGAATAACGAAAGAGGTGGTTGGCGAGGTGGCAATTCCGTAAACAAGCAGACGTGGCCCAGCCGTCTCGATATCAATAGCATGCGGTTTTGTGTCTTTGCTAAGGCGCTCTAAAAGCTTTATTGCTTCGCTTGCCGTATAAATAGTTTGTATATTGCGTTCAGGATAGCGGATTTCAGGAAATTTGGCTTCCTGTGTAGCCTTTCGCAAATCCATTGAAATTAAGATGTCGTATGCAGGATTTGTGCGGAAAATCATACCAGGATGAATGATTGGGAGGACTTTATAACCAGGTACTAGCTCACAAGGCGTGACAGAACCTCGTACTTTTGTTATAGACGTTTTGTTGCATAACATTGAAAGGGCTTTTGCGCCAACTGCAATTATCAAGTTAGGCTTGTACTCATTGATGGCCTCTATCAAGATTAAACGGCCGTAATCTAAATCTTCTTGGGTCAGTGTTTCGTACTTGTTTTTGAAGGGTTGTCGATGTACAGTGTTTGTGACAAAACAGCTTGCAAAATTTATGCCAGCTTTTTTAAACTTAGTTCGTAGGTATTGCCCTTCCGGGCCAACAAAAGGTCTGCGTAAGCGCTGTTCTTCTGCCCCTGGGGCTTCTCCGCAAACAAGAATTCCATTGAACTTTTTCGGTTTTTGGACAATCATGTGCCCTCCTACGCAACATTTTCTGTGAAAACCTTTATCCACTCTTGTGAATATGCAATGCCGTCAGATAATACGCCCTTATCACTCTCACACCCCATATATCGCCGATGCGTAGCGTAGCAGGCACGCATAATAGGCAACTCGCCTGCAAAAGTATCAAGCACAATATCGCCTTCGGCACTAAAAGCCTGCAACAATTCTGCCAATAGGCTTTCAGGCAACTGCTCCGGCCGGTTCTTTGATACAGGGTGCATGAAAACATTTGTACGATTTTCAGCCGTCATTGAAGGAGTGCCCTTAAAGGCTAGTAAAGCCGGCTGCGTAATGCACCTTGGTAAAATGCCCGGCATAGAAGCCTCCCCGCCAACGCCAGTTTTCAACCAAATAAGAGGGACTTCCCAAACAGAGAATGCTACATTTTTCAAACTTTCACGAATGGGTTGCATTGCTTGATAACTAACAAATATAATCAAAAATTTATCCTTTTTTAAAACTCGATAAAATTCAGGTGCCAGTCCTTCAAACAATTCGATTAGCTCTTGGTCAGGCAGTTCATTGTGTTTGGCTGAAAGCGGTAATTTTGTCAACACAAGGTCAACCGTCCCAGTTTCTAAGGATTCAATAAAACTTTTAGCACTTGCATGTGCTACGTTATTCAGGTAGCTCTGTAAGTCTGGCGCTATGATGGCTTTCTTTTCTTTCTCTTCTTGAATGCGTGCAAGAATTTTACGCACTCTGTCTGCCTTAATCCGCTTTAGAGCTTCCGTAAAGGTGCTGCAATCCTCTACCAAGTCTTTATGTTTCCAAATCATTAAGTAGCGAGATACAAAGCTCTTATCACGGCCGATAAGCTTTGCAGTGGCTTCATAGCTCCACCCGCCTACACGCCGCCCAGGAATTCCTTTGCCATGTATTTGCACAAAACGCTCATGAATTGCATACACCAAGCTTGCAATTTCCATAAAATTGAAATCCCGGCGATCCAGATTAGCAGCTAGCTGTACCACCAGGGGATCATTTTTCCTATCAATACGGTAATGCACATGCTCGTACAATTTTCTAAATTTCAAGAGTTGCATGGCAGTCAGCCGCCTGCGCCCGTCAACCACTTCAAACCAGCCATCCCGCTCCTGCACAATAATAGGCTCTAGTAAGCCTAGCTGAGCAATTGATGCTGCAAGGTCGGCAACATCCTGAGTATCACGACATGAATCAATGATCTTGAACTGTTCGATTGGAAAGGATTCCGGCATAATGCTCACCTAATTAAGGGAAAGATTTATAAGAAGGTTGTAGGTGGGCCGGGAAACCTTCCCGGCCCTGTTCGCACCCCCAGGCCCTCCTAACCTGTCGGCAGGATTTTGTTGATGCGGTTAGTAGCATTTACCAAGCCATTTTGCGGATTCGGCTCTTCAATGCCAACTGAGAGGATCGCCTCCGTACCAAGAAAATCATCCGTGTTGAGTTGGGAGCCGCTCTCAATCCCGATCAATTCTGCATACTGCTTTACCCGCCAGCCAACATGTAAGGGCAGGTTATCCCACAGGCGTCGGCCAATATACTCGCCATCAGTGATTTCCCACACTATTTTGAGCATATCCCGGTTGCTGGCTTTGCTCTTTGTAAGTGTGACATCAATTATGCGAGCAGCATACTGGTCTGTCGGCAGCGGCTCAAATTCTGTTTTTTGGTCCTGAAGATCGTACTCAAGGTCGATTACTGGCATAACTCTTCTCCTTTCTTTTTGGGGTTAAAAAGCGCATTTGCGCAGGTTAATTATCGTCTGGAGGTGTCCAATTAGGTTCTGGCATTTTCCGGCCTAAAGCCGTTTCAAGGTAAGGGCGTAAACGTGCATAAGTTGGATTTTCTATATCTGGTATGAGGCAGCGGGAACCAAGTGCCATGAAAGGATCGGGCATTGATCGCAACTTCCGCACAACACGCTTATTAGTTCCAGCGCCCTTAGATGCCGCAGTCATGTAAAGGTAATCAGAAGCTAGTGTTGGCATGCGGTGGCGAATTTTGGTAGGTAGCAAGATCAGACGTTCAATTGCATTTGACTCTGCATTGCGGACAAGCTCATCATGCGCAATTATTATAACATTGCATTGGCGCTTGTTTGATTTCATGTAATCAAGTAATTCCTGAAGTTCGTCAATAAAAATCATCCAGTCCTGAATTTGTAGGGCATTGCGTCGTGTAAGTTTTCGTATGTAGAACAGCAGACTTTCACTCATTCGAGAAACATTATCAATGATAAGCGTAGCATCCTGGGGGAGACGTTTTTGCGTGTCTGAAACGAGAATACGTACACACTTCTTTAGTTTCTCCCATGCAGTCAATTTTGCAAATGGTTTCCCGCAAAGGGCTATGAAATCCGGATCGGTTGTTTCGTCATCGTCTAAGTATAAGGTGTCAACATCGAAATCTAAGCCATAGCGATTGCGCAAGCCCCTCACACTCATTAGAGCATGCGGGTCTAATGCAAGCACGTATGGCATTGGAAATTGTGTTGCCAAAACCGTCTTGCCGGAAAGGCCTGGCCCCCATAAAAGGATGTTCAGATTGTCATCTGTTTGTTGTGTCATCTTAGCCATTTCATACCTCACGCCATTTATTGTTTTCGTATACAAGAATCTTTTTCCACCGACCACAATGTTTTTGATAGACATAATAAACCATATCAAGTTTGCAGGCATTCAGCACATCGAACAAGCTCTCTGCCTGAACAATTATATGTTCGATTGTTTTGTTCTCTGAGTCCGGTGTTGTTCCGCAGAAAAGACCTTTCAGGTCTTTCGTTATTGCAACAAGTGTTCGTTGCGCACTCGCTATTGTATTTAGTGTGTCAATCAATATGTCAAATCCCTTAAATCAGTGTTTATTTCAAAACATCCAGAGATTATTTTCTCTCGAACAGATTCACTTGCAGTGCATATGTCATGATAGCTGCAAAAATGTTTGTAAAAGCGAATGCAACTATCGTGCATGAACGGAAAGCCTTGCTCAAATTCGCTTTCGAGATAGTCGAGATAGCGCATGATAGATGCCTGCCATTGCTCCATCTCAGCATCTGAGTAATAAACTGGAATTGTTTTAATAGTGCAAAGATTTGGGTCTAAATTTATTACCCAAAAACGGTCAAAATCTTCATAAAGCTTCTTTGCAGCATAACTGTAAAGAATAAATTGCGTGTTCGGTTTTGTAACTAAATATGCTGGAGCAGTTGTTTTATGATCAGCAATTATAGTGCCATTTTTTGACTGCCCGACAATATCAAACCGCCCAGCGACAGTATGCTTGCCTAAAGGGATCTTGAAGCTTTGTTCCGTTTTTTGTGGAGTGAAGGGCAGGTCTGCCCGCAAAAGGCTCGTTACAAGGATAATGGCGGCTTTTTTCGTCTTTGTTTTAGATGGTGGCCAAAGAAGCCCTTCCAGGTAATTCAATGCTGCCACCCGGCCTTCCGCCAGGCCGATTTCAATGGCTTTATGCACGGCCGTTCCAAAGAATAGGTCAGGATTTTGGCGCTGGCCTTTTGGAACAAGTCCTAGATGATAGCGAAAGTAGGCTTCAGCAGGGCAACGCATTGCAGTCGTTAGCATCGAGCTCCGGACTAACATGAGGCATCCTGAGCAGCTTTAGAGGTTTTTGCCTTTTTGTGCCTACCGCCGGACTTGCGCAAATGTGCCTGTGCCTTTTCAAGCTCTTCCGGCTCTAATTTTTTAATAAGATCGTCAATCTCTTCATCCGTAAGTTCATGGAGTTTGCGCCCGGCCAATAGGCTTTCAAATGTTACTGCCATTTTGTCCCTCCTTTAATTCATTTATGACTGCAATTACATCGTCAAACCGCTTATGCAATACCATCTCAGCAATATCCAGCGCTTTTCCTGATTCTTTTATCTCTTCTGCATGCTCTTCCAATAATTTCATGACAAGACTTTCTTTTTTCTGCAATGAGCCGCCGGGAATATACGTTCGCAGGCGATCCTCTACCTCTTTTCGGGTCTTGCCTCTCAGAAACATTCTATGTGCGACAGTATCAAAGCGGACTTTTAAAGCCGTAAACAAAAGGCGGTCTACAATTGCACGCCCCCAGAGGTCATAGGCTTCATCACAAGTTTCCGGCAGCTCTACCGCATATTTGAAGACTTTCCGCCTTCGACTATCATGTATAGTGCGCTCTATAACTACCACACAAAACCTCCAGAAATTCTTACAAGCAACAAAATACCATCAAAAATTTTTAGATGCAACATTAACTTGTGCCAGTCAGTACGTTATGAAAATAGCTCCAGGGTTTTCAATCCGTGTTTTGATGCGTTCAAATGCCGCCCTGCCGACAATGTTTACGGTTAATTGCGGTTGCGACATAGCATCCTCAAGGGTTTTGATGCCATGATCCCAAAGCCGTTTTGCCCGCTTACGGCCAATGCCCGGAATCTTGACCAGATCATGCAGGGTCGAGGGAACCCCGTGCATAAGCATAAGTTCGAGCAGTTTTACATATGATTTTTGTAGACCCGAAATTGCAAGTGCAGAAGTCCAGCGCTTTATATCAGCGACAAGACGGGGAACAGTTACAGAGGCCGTTGGCGTCAAATCCGTGCCCGACAGCCACTGAAATAAGCTAGTTGCAATAATCGTTTTGGTTTTTGCGCCAAACCCGAAAATATCCTCCTGCATGTCATGCGGCAAATAGCATGGAATGTTGTATAAAGGGATGTCTGCAAATGCTCGGGCAATTTCTCGGGGGTCTGTTGGTTGCTCTTTTAAATTAATCTTCAGATGATGCAAATCTATCGGATTTAAGTACATCATAGCGGCCGCCTTACCGACATTATTAACGGATAAAACCCCGTCAGCTTCCTGCACAATATCATAGGATGATAGCAGGCGCAGATGTGAGTCCAAGTCAAGGTCTTCTGCAAAGGCTTTTTGCAAAAATACCTGCATTTCCCGGCGTTGCATGCCAGAACGATAAATCCATGAACAAATGTGAAAGTAAAGGCGCTCATTCAATACGGATTTAACGGGGTGAATGTTCGAAAGTTCTTCTTTTAAATCATCAATCAAATAATGCGGCATTACATAATANACTTCTCCGGTTTCTGAAAGACCTAAGCGGCCTGCTCGCCCNGCCATCTGCTTGATATCCCAGATATCGACAAGTTCAGGGCCACGGTTTCGGCCGGCAATTATCACGACATCCGCTGGCAAATTTACACCATATGCTAAAGTTGATGTTGCGACAAGGCGCCGGATTTTGCGTTCTCTGAAAGCCTCCTCAATTGCTGCCCTCTTTTGACGTGAAAGCTTCGAGAAGTGGAAAGGTGCATTTAAAAGTCGGGCAAGCGCTTGCCCTTTTCGGATCGTATGCACAAAAATCAATATTTGCTTTGATACATCCACAGCATTTGCGATATCGACAACATGACGGTCTAAGTACTTTTCATGCCCATAGTACGCCATAAAATGGTGTTCTTGTGTAACAGGCCGATAATCCGTCTCGACAATCTCTGTGGGTTTTCCGTTTAGTTTTGTCGCCCAGGCCGCTATATCCTGGACATTTGGAATAGTTGCAGATAGAAAGATCAAGCGGGCATGCTTGTTTATGTCTGTAAACGACATAAGGCCGACTTCTAAGGCGTCACCACGCCCAGCCATCCCTAGAATATGCGCCTCATCAATTACAATGCACCCGACTTTCTTCAACCACGTCTTCGATGAACGAGTCTTAGAGTCAAGGGCCTCTGTAGTCATTGCAATAAGGTCATATCGAAATGAAGTAGGCCGGGCATGATCACCTGTAACAACTAGAAGGGAATAAGGCGTTTTTTCCCATTCATGCCGCTTTTCCTCAGTCAAAGCCTTTAGGGGTGAAAGGTAGATTGCCCGGGCGCCGGCTTCAATTGTCGAGAAAAGAAACTGCTCTGCGACAATCGTTTTTCCGCTGGAGGTTGGCGCAAGGCAAACAAGGTTACAGTCTTTATCAATATATTTTGCTGTGGCTTTCTGAAGAGGATTGTATTTGATTTGTTCGTGCATGTGAACTTCCTTATTCTGCGAATTTATCAAGCTCGTGTAACCACCTTTGCGGGTACTCTTTAAAATATTTGATCGGCCGATCTTCGTACTTGAGAACAAAACGTAAAGGGCGTTTATGCGTATGATAAAAGACAGCACCTGGAAAATTTAATATTTGAAATTTTAGCCGGCAACGTCTGTTCTGCCAATAGGTTTCTACGAGAAAGGCCGGCAAAGTAAATTTTGCAAGCCACTTGCCAATTGCCTGCCCGTCGCCCTTAAGAACAAAAGGATTGCCTTTTTTAGGGTAAACAAACACAATTGTATAAGGGTGACGGGGATTCACAGGTTTGAAAAACTTCTCTGGAAATTTCATATCGGAATCTTCTCAGACTTTATCACAACACGCTCACGCAAACGGCCTTTTTGATAATCATCAGCTAATTCCCAAAGCTTTTCAAAATCAACGTTTTGGTTGTATATACATACAGAATCCTTTTGTTCTGTTTTAAGTTTGTCCCAAACAGATAGGATATGTTTATTATGGTTACATGCGACAATCATCCATCTATATTCTACCTCATCCCACATGGCGGCAGCATCAAACTCTGGATTTTTTAAGCAGACAACCATTTTTTGGGTTTTTGTCATTTCAGGCCAAAATTTCAGTATATCGACAGTGTGATTATATCGACAGAGTATATCCCGCTCACTTTGTGTCAGCTGAGGCCACCATTTATCCACGTCAATTTGCTTATTGTGCTCTAGTACAGTATTTTTCTGGTCTTGTGGCATTTCGGGCCAAAACCGCCCAATATCAAGGTTTTGGTTATACTGACAAACAGAAAGCCTTTGTGCCCGTGTCAATTGCGGCCAATACTTGTTGGCGTCAAAGTGCGGGGCCTTGCAGAGGCTGTTCTTTTGCTCTCTATTAAGAACAGCCCAATATTTATTGAAATCAAAATCAGGATTAAACTCGCAAATTATATCTTTTTGAGTGTCTGAAAGTTTGTTCCAAAAGGAAACAACCGGAAAGTTCCTGTAGTGCTTGCAAACGAGCTGCCGCTGGTTTGCGTTCATTTGCGGCCATAAAACGTTAAGATCAAGCTCTTTCGCAAACATGCAAGCGACATTTTGTTGTAAAGGCGTAAGATATAGCCACGCTTTGCTTAGCTGGTCTGCTGATGGGTTCATCTGATCTGGCGGAATAATGATCGGGCGTTCAGCTAGGTAAAAGGCTTGTGTGCGAAACTTGCCTGTTGATTCCGGCGATATTTTAGCCCGTACAGGTACAAAAGCCTTATATATGACAGTTCCAAACTCTTGTGCNATCTNAAAAGANGNGCNAACGTGCAGACCATACGAGCATGNTNTCNGGGATGTGTTCACATCCAGGGCCTTATACCATTTNCCCGNCTCATACTGGTATGTCAAAAGAAAATTGCGACCGGCCTCATCCAGTCCTTTATATGCAACAAAGCATTCCTCGCCCCGAAAATTTACTCGCTCCATTTCCTCGCCTCCTTGTTCCTATTTAAGAAACGTAAAAAATTTTTATTTTGGTAACTACCGGTTGTTGAGTACTTGCCTCATTCTTGCCCGGTAACGCTCCCACCATTTTTGAAGTGTTTCCCGGCACATGCACAAATCTTTAGCAGCATCTGACACACAAAATCCATTGCGGACAATGGCATAAAAGCGCTGACGGTCTTGCTGGTGGGCCGGCGCATAATCGACAAGCCAATACTCAGCCGTCACCGCCTCCTGGTCGCAATACTCTGCAACATGCGCTTCAGAATTTTTACGTGCAAGCTGTAAAAGGTAATTTCGCATTGCGACAAAGGCATATCGGGCCGGCTTGTTCTCGCACAAGCTCTGCCGGGATAAAATGCGCTCAATACAAGCCTGCACCTTGTCCTCAAAATCCATTTGAGCAACATACACGTTTGATGCTGCGACTTTTGCCAAGTGCTCAATTTTCTGTATGTTCATCTTCTTTGCCTCCTAGACTTCAAAAGTTCTGATTATTCAGACAAAAAGCTCCAGTCGGTTGCTTGTATGGTCTCAATTAAGGCGTTTATTGCATCTGTGAAGGAGATGCCTGGCGGGCGGTTACCCCAAAGACTTTTCGCCACTTTTGTTACAATCATGGCTCGAGCATGATAGTCCGTTATCTCAAACGCTTTGGCAGTCTTGTCAATTGTCTCGATGAGCAGGGCCGCAAGGCTCCCTTGCATGCGGCGAATTTCAAAAGCGTCTTGCAAGGGCATTTCAAGCCACCCATCGAAGCGCTGGAGCAGAGCTTCGATAAGCGACAAGCCACTTGCGTGCTGTTCCTCAGCTGCAAAGGCTAAGGTAAGTAGATGGGGCTTTGCGTTAATGTAGGGCTCTAAAATGCGCTCGGGCTCTTGCGGACAAGTCCGCACAAAATCCTGCATAAGCCTATATGCCTTCGTGCAACGATCTTGCAGATTGTCGGCCTTTTCAACATTATACAGAAAAAGATAATAGGCGTATTCAGCCGGAAGGATAATGCAAGGGATTTGTACAGAAGTAGCGCAAAGCTGCCGCAGTGCAAGTAAAGAATGCTGCCCATCGACAACTGCATATTTTTCGGGTTCTCGGGCAGGTACGACAAGTAAGGGGCGGAAATAGCCCCGGCTAGAATTAGCCAAAATACGTTGGGCGTGCGCTTGCGACAAATGCCGTTGGTAAGGATTTTCAACCAATTGGTCAATTGGAAGAAGCGCAAACGTTAACTTAACCCCTGCGACAGGGTCTTTAAATTTTACAGGTCTCATAGCTTCCTCTCCTTTTATATAAGTTATTGCCTATGCGACACGGCCGTGATGCCTATTCCTCAGCAATGTAGTCACTTAGGTTTTCATAACGCTCAAAATGGTCTTCAAACCAAGTCGGAGCTGGTTCCCATCGCCCACCGCCTGGGTAATCCGGATTATATATTTCAATGCTTTTAAGGCGGTAGCCGGCCGATTCCGGCGGTGTACCTGCGTACTTGCGCAGGTACTCGACATTTAGGCGGATCATGAGCAGGCCCTTGCCAAGGGCAATTTCTCTGATAAGTTTCATTTGTACCTCCTCCGACAGGTCAAGGCGGACTCTGCCGCCTTGCCTGCCTGCTTAAGTTTTTGGTTATTTCTCTTTTAGAATTTCAATGATCTGCAAGGCCTTCCCCAGTGAAGCCTCGAATTTCAGCTCAAAAGCGTTTACATATGGCGTCCATCGGGCTTCAAGAAAATGAAAATTATATGCCCGTAAGACATCTTCCCGGATATGCGCTTCAGACGGCAAAGCGTCAGCAAGGACTTTCATTGCGACATCCTGCTCTTGCTTCATCCTGATATGTTCGGCCTTATTCTGCCGGGCCTGCTCAAGTACTTGGTAATAGGCAGGCAGCA